CTATAGGGGTTATACCCCTCTCCTCCTTCATTATTAATCTGGTCGTACAGCCTTGCTTGCTGCGCTCTGGTCCATGGAGACCTCTCGCTCAAGGGCGCTGCTTTGGGATCAGAGTTTTTAATCCGCAGAGCTTCCTCTGCGTTCGATTTTTCACAGGCGGTGATCCCGGCGGCCTCCGCTTGTGCTTTGGTTTCGATTTCTGAATTTTTGAGTTCTGAAAAAATCTCTTTTTCAGACCGTTCATACTCGTTATATTCGTACTCCGCCGCTTCCGCGTCCACGTCCTCTATCAAGGCAACGATAATTTCATGCGTGGTTTTGCAAATGTATGCGTCTCCCAGACGGGAGTAAGCACCAACAGGTGCTTTTTTGCTGATTTCCGTGCAAGGAAATTTGTACCCCCCCACGCAGGATCTTCCTCGCGCAATCACCGCGCCATCTCTAATGATTTTTGTTTCATAATTTTCGTAAGTTTCTTCGCCGTCGTCGAAAATGTGGCCGTCCAAATTTACTGTTTTTGGGATGATCTTACGGGTTAAGTTGACTGTGTAGGTCAATCCATCTACTACGATGGATTTTTTGTATGTGGTCATTTTGGTCTCCAGATTAAAGGGACAATCAGGCCCATAATAAAATTGATAAACGTGTGTAGGCCGGGAGCGCCTTGCGAAGCTGCTCTACACGATTCATAATCTCATTGTATTCTCTTCCTTGTCTTATCCAGTCCAGGATACCTGCCGTTGTATGCGGCTCCATTACGATTCCTATCGTCTTGGCAGCGTTTTGGATAACACTGTCTGACTCCATGTCAATACACTCCTCTATTACGTCCATCATTTCAGTGATGGACGATTCTTCTGCTTCGTATTTGGTCATTCCGGTCTCCGGTTAAGTGTAGATTGCATCCATCTGTTGCTGTATCCTTGACTACAATTATAGTCAGTTTTTCACCAGATGTAACTATTATTTTAACAGGGTTTTAGAACATTTTTAGAACATTTTGGAATAAGGATCCATTCTTATATAACTTTTAGTTATATGCGTCGTCGAACAATATCCAAGGTTAAACCACGAGAGAATCCATTCCCCCAACATCTTAAAAAGAAAAAGGGGATATCACCGTTACAAGAGTTATTTTGCGTTTTTTATGTCCGCACTGGCAACGCTACCTTGGCGGCCAAGCTTGCCGGATATAGCCCAAAGACGCCGAGCGAATCCGGATCGATGGCGCTGAAATCAAAATATGTGCAGGAGCGCATAAAAGAGCTTAGGGCTGAGGCGGCGGCCTTAACAGATAAGGCCGTTGACAAGTATGTTGCGGACAAGCATGAGCGGCAATCGTGGTTAACGTCGGTAATGCGCGGGGACATTACCGACTATATATGCACTCACAAGGGAGTCAGCCATGAGCGACCCGCCAAGTTAGCGGATCGGATACGTTGTGCCGAGTTATTGGCGCGCATGAATGGGGAGTTATTTGACCGGATGGCGCTTGATGTGCGCCACAATATCGAGCGAGTCGAGCGCGTTATCGTTGATTTGGATAGGGAAAAAGCACAAGCTATTTCACATGGCGCAATCGAGCACAAAAAAACCGACGATTCTGGACCCGGAACCGCGTAAGAATACGCTGAGATTACCGTGTGCCAGGGTGTTTGAGCCCTTACTGGGACCGGCCCGATACAAGGGCTGTTGGGGTGGACGAGGTTCAGGAAAATCCAGGTTTTTCCGGGACTTGCTTGGTGATTACGCGATCAGTCGCGCCCCGCTCAATGCCGTCTGCATCCGCGAGGTGCAAACCTCCCTTAAGGGGTCGTCAAAAAAACTGGTTGAGGATTTTTTGACGGAACGTGATTACGGGGCTAATTATGGCTTTCGGATTTTATCTGACAGGATCGAGACCCCGAAAGGCGGAATGATCACGTTCCGGGGCATGCAGGACTCGACGGCCGAGAGCATTAAATCACTTGAGAACTGTCAAATCGCCTGGGTTGATGAGGCTCAGACATTGAGCGAGCGATCTCTGGCGTTGTTACGTCCTACCATCCGGATGGATGGTTCGGAGCTGTGGTTTTCATGGAATCCACGCCGTGCAAATGATCCGGTTGACAAAATGCTGCGTGGTCCACAACCGCCTACTGATACTTGCGTTGTGAAAGCGCTGTGGTATGACAATCCCTGGTTCCCAGCCGCCTTGGAACAAGAGCGGATGGATTGCATCAGGGCCGAGCCAGACCAATATGCAAACAGATGGGAAGGGGACTATGTCTCGGCTATGGTTGGGGCGTATTTCGCGCGCGAGCTGGCACTAGCGCGATCCGAAAACCGGATTGGGTTGGTTGCTCGTGACCCATTGATGTCCATCCAATCATTTTGGGACATCGGCGGGACTGGTCAGCGATCGGATGCCTGTGCAATTTGGATTGCCCAGATAATCGGTCGTGAGGTCCGTATCCTGGACTATTATGAGGCAATTGGTCAACCACTGGACGCGCATATCGCGTGGTTGCGTGCAAACGATTACGCCGATACAAACGCGATTGCTCATCTCCCTCATGATGGCTCAACCAGTGATCGGGTGTTTGCGGTCAGTTATGAGTCTGAGCTGCGGCGGGCTGGCATTACAGTTTCGGTCACAAAAAATGCCGGGGCTGGGGCCGCAATGCAACGTATTGTTGCGATTCGCAAGGTTTTTGCTTCTTGCCGGTTCGACTCGGTCAAATGTGAGGGCGGCATCGAGGCCCTGGGCTGGTACCACGAGCGACGCGACGCGTCGCGTACTATCGGGTTAGGACCCGATCACGATTGGTCGTCTCATGCCGCCGACGCTTTTGGATTATTGGCAATTCAGGCCGAGGATCTTTTTTTAGCAGCAAATCCGCGCCATATCTTGCCAAAAAAGCGAATATTTACAAACAGTTGGATGGGTTAGAATGAGCGACAAAGACGACCTCAAAGAGGCCCTGGAAGCGTTTGACGAAGTCTCCGAGGCCGAACGGGAGAACCGCAAGGATGCATTGAACGATCTCCGGTTTGCGCGGCTGGGAGAGCAATGGTCAGATGAACTCAAGGAGCAACGCGACTCTGAGGCCAGACCGTGTCTGACAATCAACAAACTCCCGACCTATATCCGCCACGTAGTCAATAACGGGCGTCAGAATAGATCATCTCTACTGGTGCATCCAGTCGATTCGACGGCCGATCATGATACGGCCGATATACTACAGGGGTTAATCTACAGTATAGAGCAGCAATCATCCGCTGATATTGCGTGGGATACCGCTCTGGATTTTGCGGTATCAATGGGTTGGGGCTATGCTCGTATCGATGTTGATTATGCCTGTGACGACTCATTTGATCTGGATTTAATGATCAAGGCGGTTCGGAATCCGTTTTCGATTTATGGCGATCCCTACGCGATGGACTCTGATTCGGCCAATTGGAATTCCGCGTTTGTTCGCGAGGTCATGCAAAAAAAAGAGTATAAGCGGCGATGGCCGGATGCGGATGTTAAATCCTTTGAGGATACCCAGGATGTTATGCCTGAGTGGATGTCGGATGAGGGGATTGTGGTTGCCGAATTTTGGACGCGATCAAGAGAAAAAGAAACTATTTTACGGTTATCTGACGATACTGTTGTTAAAGAGGATGTATACCTGGGAAATCGAGATACATTTGAGCAACTTGGCCTTATTGTTACCGGTGAGCGTCAAATTACTTCACATAAAGTATTGCAGAAGATTATTTCCGGCGTAGAGATTCTTGAGACCAACAAATGGGCCGGGAAATACATACCGATTATCCCGGTGTACGGCGAAGAGGTTAATGTTGAGGGTAAGCGTTATCTACGTAGCCTGGTGCGCGATCCGAAAGACGTCCAGATGATGTTTAATTATTGGCGCACGGCGAGCACGGAACTTGTTGCGCTTGCTCCTAAAAACCCGTTTATTGGGCCTAAAGGGGCGTTTAACACGGATGCAGACAAATGGGTAACGGCAAATAGCCGCTCCCACGCATACATCGAATATGACGGCCAGACACCGCCAGAACGCCAGCCATTTGCAGGCCCTCCGGCGGGCGCGTTGCAGGAGGCAATGAATGCAGAAGAGGACATGAAAGCGGTGATCGGCATTTACGATGCGGGGCTTGGCGCGCCCTCCAATGAAACTTCAGGCATTGCCGTTGAAAAACGTTTGCGCAATGCAGAGACCAGTACCTTTCATTACATCGACAATCAAAACCGGTCGATCCGGCATTCCGGCCGGATCCTTCTTGATCTGATACCCCATACCTATACGGGTAAGCGGGTAATCAGGGCGTTGGTCGGATCCGATCGTAAAGAGGTCAAAATGGTACCTCTGAATACTCCGGTACAATTGCCGGCAGGTATTCAAAAAATATACGATTTATCAGTTGGAAAATATGATGTTGTCATGTCTCCGGGTCCGTCATATTTGACTCAACGCGAGCGCTCGGCGACGCAGATGATTAAAATTCTCGAAATTTACCCGGATGCTGTCCCCGTGATCGGGGACTTGTTGGCTAAGAACCTGGACTGGGTTGGCGCGGATGAAATCGCGGATCGGATTAAGAGTATGCAAGGGGAATCCCCAGAAATGTTAGCGCTGAAACAACAGTTTGAAATCTTCAAACAGCAAACCGCTGAAAAAGAAACCATGGGCGTGCAGTTGATCCAGACATTGCAGCAGCAGATTGTCAAATTGCAGCAAGACAAAGCGCTAGAGACGCGGAAACTGGACATTGCCGGATATGAGGCTGAGACTAAACGACTGACGGCGACCAGCAAGGATCTATCCCCGGATGCGCTGAAATTTACCTTATTAAAGACAATCGCCGAGGCGATGACATCCGATCGGGTGTCCGAACCGGCTGAATTACCAGGAGGATGAAATGGCTGAAGAACTGAATAGCGCATCTGAGGTTACCGCTGAGGTTACCGCGCCCGATCCGGATGAAGCGCTGGTTTCTGCTTTATCCGGCGTATCTGATGATGACTCTGATGACAATGAAGCAGAGCGTTTCCCCGGACGGGAAGAATCCGATCCAACTGGCGAACAGTACACTGTCAAAATCAACGGCGTTGAGAAATCGGTTACTCACGCCCAACTGATCGAGCACTATCAGAAACAGGAGGCGGCTGGACAGAAATTTGAAGAAGCCGCGGCTTTAAGAAAAAACGCCGAGGCGTTACGCGAGCAGACTGCGCAATCACAGCAGCAGTTGCAGCTTTACATCAACCAGTTGGATCAACAATTCAAAATGTTGTCCCTGGAACAAGCTCCTGATTGGGAATCGTTGTTGAACGAAAACCCGCACGAGTATCTCAAACAGAAAGAGATACAAGGGAAGCGGCAACAAGCGTATTATCAGATGCAGCAAGCGGCCTCGTATATGCACCAGCAACGACAAGCCGAGGAGCAGCGCGAACTGGCGGAACGGATGACGACGGAATCGACACGGATGATTAAGGAGATTATTCCGGAGTGGGCGGATAAAGGACTTCGGGAGCGCGAAGAGACAGAGCTGATTAGTTGGCTCGGAACTCAAGGCTACTCAAACGATGATATCCAATATCTGAATCATTCCAGAGCTGAAAACATTGGTTTGGCACGCAAAGCGATGCTTTACGACAAGCTGGTGTTAAAAGCCAAAAACCTGCGAAGTAACGAGCCCGAGGCGGCACGGCCAGCGCCTACCTTGGGAGGGCGAGCAAAATCAGGCGGCAAGAGCATTTTTGACGACAATATTGCGTACAAGGATTTCGTTAAAATGCGGAACGAACAAATCGCCAGGCGAAGGCGGTAATTGCAACCCCTTACAAGGTAAAAAACAATGGCAAACTCATTTAAAGTCGTCGATATGATCGCTGCGGAGGTAATGCGCATAGCGCATGAATCTGGAACGTTTATCGCCGCGTCTGATCGTCAGTACGACGATAGTTTTAAATCTTACAACGGCCACAAGATTGGCCAGACATTACGAGTCAAGGAACCGAATCGGTACGTTCGTACCCAGGGGTCCAGGGTAATGGCTTCTCAAGCCCAAAATGAATCTACCCAGAACATAACAAAAGCGACCCAGGACCATGTCGATATGGACCTGACTTCGGTTGATATTTTGCAATTCGCAAAGGGCGCGAATGATTTCGATGCGTTTTCGAAAGATTACATCGAACCTGCCGTTAAAGTTCTGATCTCCGGCGTGGAGTCTGACTTTTTAGCGTTTGCAACCAAAGCTACTTATAATGTAGCAGGTACCGCGGGCACGGCGATTACGTCGCTTGATCCGATCGGTGCGGCACGTGCCAAGTTGAATCAGGGACTGGCGCCAAAGGACGATATGAGGTCCGTACATATGGATTCCATTGCCATGGGTAAACTGGTTAATGGTACTGCGGCCTATTTCAACCCGACAAATGCCATCGGTAAGCAATATAGGGAGGGCATGATTGCCCGTACAGGGATGGCTGACTTTTACGAAAACGAACGCGGGTGGTCGATGTCCAACATTGCGGACGTAACAGGGACCGTTGACGCTACATCGCTCGTTACCGATGGCGGGACAACCTTAGACATACATACCACTGTAGCCTCGCCAAATGTTGGTCAGGTGTTTACGGTTGCTGGAGTATATTCGGTACATCCGGAGACTAAGGCGGCGTATCCGTCTTTACAGCAATTTACAGTGGTTGCCACTTCGGCGGGTGCAGCGATTACCATATCACCGCCAACCTACTTGACAGGAGCGAAGAAAAATATCGGTAGTATCACCGGTGCTGATCTGACGGCGGCTAGTTTCAATTCGGCAACTTTGACGTTCGTTGGGATTGCATCCACGGTCTATCCTATGCAGTTGATGCATCACAAGGAGGCATTTCAATTCGTTTGCGGGGATTTGCCGCTAATGGACTCAGCGGACAAATGTTCCCGCAAAAATGTAGAGGGGCTTGC